ACGACTTAGCAAGAAAAATCAATGATTGGAAATTAACTGCTCAAGGTAGACTTGAAAATATTAAATCTAGAGAGTATAATATAAGAAGGAAGGCTGATATACTATTTGAAAAAGGTAAAAGAAAATGAATTCAGAAGATATGGCTAATTTTATTGAATCACTTAGCCCAGAGCAAATGTCTCAATTTCAACAGGTGTTTAAAACTATCGGTGATACGATGGGCGTAGAAACAAAAGAAGAACCGGAACAAAAAGAAGAGGTAGTCGCTTCTGACATAGAAGTAAATGAAGATTTTACTGTAACTAGAAAGATAAATGAGTCTACGAGGAGAAATCCGGTGAAAGCCAAAAAAAACAAGTGGGTTGACGATGGTAGCTTTCAATTAGAAGGCGAAGAAGAGTTTGCTTCAGACAGAAAAAGAACTTCTAGAAGTAGAGGTAAGACCAAGAAGATTGAGCTTGAGTGTTCTGTTTGTGGAAAAACCTACATGGAACACCCTAGTCTAGTCTACGGAGAGTACCACCGATGTAATCGGTGCGGGGGCAAGTAATGGAATCTAAGTTGTTGGACTTAGGCGCAGAGAGAGCGGTTCTTGCCGGTCTCTTTACTTACGGTCTAGAGTCATACGTTGAGATAAGCGATCTGATCGACTACAATAGTTTCTGTCATCAGAATAATCAGTTGATATATAAATGTATTGAGAAAATACTATTAAAAGAAACTCAGGTTGACCTACCAGCATTGCTTTCTGCTGCGGATCAGTTGGGCTTCTCTGAAACCATACAAACTAAGCAAGAGCTTGAATATATAAATTCTTTGATGGAGTTTCCAGTAAAGAAAGATAATATCATTCACTTTGCCGCTCAGATAAAGAAGTTTGAATTTGCTAGAAAGATTAGAAGTCTGGCTAGTAAAATTGGTAGAGACATAGAAGAAATAAAAGGTGACGAAGATATTGATGATATCATCGGTATTGTAGAAAATCCAATTACAGAATTTCTTCAAGATGATGACACAAGAGATAAACCTGAAAAGATAGGTGAAGGATTAGAAGAATATGTTGACTTTCTTATTGAAAATAAGTGCGACCAGATCGGCGTACCTAGTGGATTCGATAGGTATGATGCCGCTATTGGTGGTGGTCTTAGGCGCAAGTGCGTAGACCTAGTTTCTGCTCGACCTAAAGTTGGTAAGTCTGTATTCGGTGATAACGTTGCTGTGTCTGTAGCAAGAAAGGGTGTACCCGTCTTGATGTTAGACACAGAGATGAGTAAAGAAGATCACTTAAACAGAATCTTATCTAGTATGAGCGGAGTACCAATTAGCGAAATATCTACAGGAAAGTTTGCTCAGGATGAAGAAAAGTTTATTGCTGTAAAAGCAGCGATGGATGAGATTAAAGATATACCATATACTTATGTTAGTGTAGCAGGAGCGCCATTCGAGAATATACTTAATCATATCAAGCGATGGGTAATTCAAGAAGTGGGTACAGATGAAAACGGAAGAACGAATGAGTGCGTAGTTGTTTATGATTATCTAAAACTCATGTCATCTGCTGGCATATCTGGAAACATTCAGGAGTATCAAGCGCTAGGGTTCCAGATCACAAACCTGCATAATCTTGCAGTTAAATATGATTTTGCGTGTCTTGCTTTCGTTCAGTTGAACAGAGATGGTATTACAAAAGAATCTACGGACGCTGTAAGCGGCTCTGATAGACTTATCTGGCTATGCACATCATTCTCTATCTTCAAAGAAAAGTCAGCAGAGGAACTTGCAGAGGACGGTCCAAAGGCAGGCAATAGAAAGCTTGTACCTATTGTCTCTAGACATGGACCCGGAATGCATGATGGAAATTATATAAATCTCAAAATGGATGGTGATTATGCTAAACTATCTGAACTGAGAACGAGAGATGAATTTATAAAATCTGGAACAGACGATGCCATAGAGGGTGCGGAACTACCCTTCGACGAGGAAACAAATGAGTAAATACGAAGCAGAATTTAATGGTGGACCTTCTCATGGAGATGTAATACCACTGCCTAAACCGCAATCTACCTACAACGTTACTAAAGTCTACGACAGTGGCTTAATGACAGAATCTACCTATCGTTTAAATAAAACAGAAGGTGAAAGATTATTCTATGACCTGCAAGAAGAAGTATTCGTTAAGTATGTTAATTATCTGGAAAGAGATGTTAAATGAACATTTTACCTATAGTGATAGCAACTGCTTGTTACTTTATAGTATTTGTTGGAAATTTAAAGCAGAAAGATTGGCCGCACTCATTGATGTGGTTTTCTTACACGTTAGCAAACGCAGGACTACTTTGGTATGAATGGAACAAAACAAAAGCTTGACTTAAATAAAGTAAAAGATCTTATACTAGACAATATAGATATATTACTAGAAGACTTGGACTTAGATTATGAATGCATGTCTGATAATATCTTTATGAGGTGTCCCATACACGGTGGCGATAATGATAAAGGATTGTCAATATCTTTAGCTCAAAAAAACTGGCGATGCTGGACTCGCGGCTGCCACGAAGATTTTGGTACTGATATATTTGGTTTTATTCGTGGGGTCAGGGAAGACCCTACTTTTTCGGACACTCTTAGGTATGTATGCAAACTTTATAATATTGGAAGTGAGTATAAGTCTACATCCACCAAGCCTAAGCCCAAGAAAAGCGAGTTTGATGAGATAGTAAATATATTTAGTAAAAAGAAAAAGACTATGAAATCAGAATACGTGCGAGACATAGAGACATTAAATAATTCGTTTTATTTTGAGAAAAGAGGATTTTTACCTGAAACATTAGAGCATTTTGGAGTACAAGATTGTATAGACAAAAACTCAAAGATGTGGAACCGAGCAATCATTCCAGTCACTTTTAACGGAGAAGAAGTAGCGTACATAGCGAGAGCAGCAAAAAACTTTATACAGCCTAAGTATTTATTCTCTACGGGTTTTAAGAAATCAGAATACCTTTACAACTACGACAATGCAATGGGTATCGCTAAAGAAAAACATGCGTTGTTTCTCGTAGAGGGACAGGGTGACGTTTGGAGAATGTACGAAGCTGACGTTAAGAATTGCGTTGGTCTTTTTGGAAAAGATATATCTGAGACACAAAAGTCGCTACTGATAAAATCAGGAGTAACAGATTTAGTTGTCCTTACGGACAACGACCAAGCAGGGAGAGAAGGAAGAATGAAAATACAAAGAGAGTTAAACAGAATGTTTAATTTGATTTACCCACCTATGCCAAAGAAAGACGTAGGAGACACCTCTGTTAAGAAGATACAAAAACATATTTTATCCCAAGTAGAAGGACTTTATTGATGATTCTAGGTATATCTGGAAAGAAACAAGCGGGCAAGACCACTATTGCAAATATTATTCACGGAGAAGTTTTAGTTAAGAATAAAATGATTAGCGATTATAATATAAGCGAACAAGGGAAGTTAGTTATAAAAACCACCGACAGTAAAAACCAAGAAGGTTGGGGTGAGTTTGACATTGAACGTAAGGATGAAGAATTTGTTGAGTATGCACATTATAATATGTGGCCTTATACGAAGCTGTATAATTTTGCAGATCCTGTAAAAGATATGTGCATAAATCTATTTGGTTTTACATACCAACAGGCATACGGAACAGACGAACAAAAGAATGAAACCCTTTCTGATATAAGGTGGGAAGATATGCCACGTCATCAAAACATGAATCTCATGGTAAAGATGCCAATTGACGCAAGAAAAAGCTGGGGCTGGAGAGAAGGGGAAATGACGGCTCGCGAATTTATGCAATTCTTTGGTACAGACATTATGCGTAAGATTCATCCAAACGTGTGGACAAACGCATGTCTAAATAAGATTACAAAAGAAGGCAGCGACTTAGCCGTTGTAGCAGATGTTAGATTTCCAAACGAAGTTGAAGCAATCAATAGAGCTGGCGGAAAAGTCTTGAGGCTAGAAAGGGATGTTCATGATGACAATCACGATAGTGAAACTGCACTAGATGCAGGCAATTACAATCATGAAAATTTCTGGCACGTACTAGATAATAAAAATATGACAATTGGGGATACTGTAGTAGAAATTAAAAACTTATTGGAGCAGATTAAATGATAGTGACATACATAAGGTCATCAAGTTATAATGGTTATGATTACTGTCAAATGCAGTATTTCTTGACCTATGGGCTTGGTCATAGGTCGGACAGCGGAAAGAAAGCAGAACTTGGAACTATGGTCCACAAGGTCATGGAAATACTTGCTGGATTAAAAAAGTTTCAACAAGATAACCCTAGAAAAAAATATTTAGTTGTCGAAGATGATGCTGCGGGTAAAGTTAGAATACATAAAGATAGACTTTTAACAGATGAGTTTGTCAACGAATTAGTAGATGTCAGCATAAAATGCTACGAGAAAGACTCTAAACATAAATGGATGCCAGCAGACAGAAAGCAAGTTTCTAAGTTAAGCTGGGATACATTGAATTACAATGAGGGTCAATTTGACCCAAGACTAAGAGACGTTGTTGATCCAGAGCCGCATTTCGACATACCAATTGAAGAAGACTGGGCAGAGTATGAATACAAAATGCCAGATGGTGAAATTGTTAAAGGTAGATTAGCCATAAAAGGCACGATTGATCTCGTAACTAAGATAGATGATGACACAATAGAAGTGATTGACTGGAAGACTGGACGTAGACTTGACTGGGCAACAGGTCAAGAGAAAGATTATAAAAAACTTACAACTGATGCGCAGCTATTGCTTTACAATTATGCAATATCTAAGTTATATCCAGATTACAAACAGGCAATTATGACCATCTTCTTTGTTAAAGACGGTGGACCGTTCAGTATGTGTTT